TATTGAGCTTATCCCAGCTAGGTCGTTGGTGTGTACCTGGCAACCTGATAAGACTGCCTCAACGACTGATCGTGGCTCTGCATCAAAGCCTTGTGGCAAGAATACAAAGTGCTTGGCTCTACTCATAGCCTCTAGGACTTCTGCCCTTGTCTTGTCGTGCATCATGATTAGCTTTAGGTTGTTTTGCTGTGCCCACTCGATTGCTTGCTCTGGACCCTTTTGCTGGTGCCACCTTGCAGCCCAAAGTGCAAAGTCCTCTTTGGGTTTGGCTGTGAACTCAGTCGGATCTAGTGGCGAAACAACCCAATCGCTTGCCTTTGGGTTAGTCCAAGATAGCTCGAGCTCTAGGTGTTTAGGTGTCCGGCAGATAAGCACTTTGGCTGAATTGAATAGGTTGGCTCTTTCTGGACTTCTGGTTTGCAAGTGATGGACCGCCACAACTGGTTCTTTCCTTGCCAGCTCGGTCATTGCTTCTGCATCTAGCAGGTCTGTGCCAGTAATGACGATTTGGTCGAACTCCATAGCCTCACGCCATTGGTGTGGCAAGAATGTCTTGACCTCAACAGGTGCGTCATCGAGCAAGGTGGCATCGGTCATCTCTGCACCGCCAACAAGCTTTCCCTGCCAAAACTCAGGCAGATGGTGGCTTATCCAAGCAATCACTTGAGTAGTTTCTTTAGCACCGGAACCCAGTGCTTATCCCAAACTGTTTCGATGTCAAAGTCTTTAGCAAAGTCAATCGCAACCTGTGATGGGCCTCGCTTGGCGTAGTAAGACTCTTTCAGGGCGTTGACAAGGCTAGGGATGTTCGGTGTCTGCCACCAGGCATCTTGACCTGCATCCCAAGCTGGCTGTCCATCGGTCAGCCATGAGTCCTCGCTGATTAGGTCAGGGGTTGCAGCCCAGTTAGATCCGATGACCCTTGTGCCACAAGCCTGAGCTTCTAGTGTTGGCACTCCAAAGCCTTCACCGTAGCTAGGGGCAAGTAGCACATCCATCCTGGTGTAGATAGCTGCAAGATCTTTCTTAGCCATACCAAAGCGGTAGTCCTGTGGATTAGGCAGTAGCACCTTGTCTTTTGGAATACCGAGTGATTGCAGAACTTGAATAAGGTTCCATCCACCTGCCATCCCATAAGCATCCGTGTGAAGGTAAAGCAAAGCATCGGGCTGCTCTTTAGAGAAGATGCTAAAGGCCATTAGTAATTCGCCAAAAGCTTTCCGGTGCACTAGACCGCTGGCCTTGTTTGCAGCAACAACCCCGATAAGGAAGTCATCCTCTTTGATGCCGAGGTAATCGTTGATGGCGTGTTTGCCAATCTCAAAGGTTGGCTTGTAAACCTTGGTGTCAATAGCGTGAGGCACATACTCACACTCGATGCCCTTGGCAGTCATCTGCCTAACGCCATGAGGTGCCATCGCAATAGGTGTGACATTGGGCTTGCGAAGCCACTGCTCAACCTTTGGTGGCATAGTCACATGATCTAGTGGCACCCACGAGGCGATAGGGAACTTGTCGTAGCCCTTTGATTGCATAACCCAAACATCGTAAAGACTGATAAACAGGTTTGGCTTGTGAGGGTCTTTGGCAATGAGGTTCGCGTGATCTATCGGTGCAGCATCGTTGCTGTAAAGGTCAATGCCTCTAGGGAAGTGTGGAACTTTGCCATAAGCTGTTTGGACAGTTGTTGGGACACCTTCGAGTCCGTAGTTAGACAACATCTGGACATCGAGGCCAGACCTTTTGAGATTGTCTAGCAAGTGTGTTGCTTGCTGTCCGTATCCGGTTGGGGCGTTATAGCTGTTTGACCAAAGGCTAACAGCTCCGTTTAGTTTCTCTTTTTTAGTAGTAGTAGGCATGGCCTAATCCTAGCAAAAGACAAGCCCCAAGCGAACCTACACGCTTGGGGCTTGTCAGCTTATTTAGCTAGGGCTAATTACTTACCCTGGTAGAAACCAATGTGGGTTGCGTGGGTTAGTCCACCATCAACTCGCATTAGGCCTCGGTAGGTGACAGTGTCAGTGTTGAAAGCGAAGTCAGCTGACTGGTCAACTCTCATTCCACCTGCAACGCGAACCTTGAATGATGGAAGGTGACCAAACAGTACAGATTTCGATGCGGTTCCGACAGCCGCGATGTTTGGGTTCTCAAAGACCGGGTAGCCAAGCAAGGTTGCTGGCTGTCCTGGAACTGCAGAATCGGTCCAGATGTAAGCACCTGATCCATCCTTTAGTTTACGAGCAGCAGCGATACCGGTCTTGCTCATCATAAATCCGAGCGAAGGCAAAACTCTCGCTCCATCTGCGATGCCATAGACGAGATCGATTAAGTCCTCGTACTGTGCAGCGAAGTTGGTTGCGGTTCCACGAACTACTGATCCAGCAGCTGCGGATAGCTTTGTGGTTAGAACATCGTTGACCTTTAGGCCAAGTGAGGTTCCAAGCTGCTGTGCGATGTAGCTGGTGATGTCGAATCCAGCATCGGTGACTAGCTCCTGTGCAACCTGCACTAGAGCACCATACTTCTCAGCACCAAGGGTGATGGATGAGAATGTTGGGTTGCTCTCAGAGATGGTTCCTGCTGCTGCAACTGATCCTGATGTTGAAGTCGCTGTGACTGTCGGGATGACCAAGTTCTCTCCGCTGGAAGTGTTGAACACTTCAGAGGTAGTAAGAATCGGACCGACTAATTGGGCAATTTCGAAAACACGATCAAAAAATGACTGACCCACAGTATTCGAGCTTGGTACTAGAGTGCGGTTCTCACGCATGAACTCGTGTCCACGAGTTTCACCCATAGCGATTGAGCGTAGGATGTCTGCATCGCTGTTAGCTGGTGCGTAAGTTGTTGGTGCGAATGAAGCGGATGCCTCGGCTGCACGAGCTTCGCGATCTGCGATTGAACGAGCAGTTGAGATAGCGGTGTCGGCTGAGTCGATGTCAGCTTCGATACGAGCAATCTTCTGGTTTTCTTCTGCGGATAGGCCACGCTTCTCAGCCTCAGCAATGTCAAGAACTTCTCTTGCCTGTGCGATGAGGTTGTTGCGAGCATCCATTTGTGACTTGATAAAGTCAGACATGATTCTCCTGTTTGTTAGTTGATTAGGGTTTCCTGCGGTGCTGACACTCAACAGACACAGCGGTGCTTACACTCAACTGCTATTCACAAGTTTACAAGCACAAAAAAACCCCAGCTCAGGAAGGGGGCCGAGCTGGGGCTAAAAACTCTTTAGCGAGTTTCTTTTGGACTGGTGACCCTAACTTCTTTGGCTGGGTTCACCGAGTTCTTGTTGTCTAGTTCCCAGACTGCCTGGGCTAGATCCTCAGCAATTTCTGCGACTACACCGGCTGAAGGGTTGCCAGCGGTTGCAAGGATAGCTGCTTTGATTTCATCTTTGGTTGCCATGATTAGATCCTTTTGAGTAGTAGGTCAAACTGCTTTTTCTTTAGGTCTAGCAAGTCAAGGCCGTTGTCTGCAACATCTTCTGCTTCTGGCTGTGCCTTTAGTTTGCCAACAACATCGGTGATTAGAGTTGCCTGAGCCTCATCCAGGTCATCGCCGGACTCTAGCCTTAGCAGTGCATCGGCAAGCTTGTCTGGGTCAATCGCCTGGTCGGTAGATCTAACAGTCGCGGTGGTAGCAGGATAGGCAGCAAAGGATACGATGCTTGCCTCGAACAATCTGACTGATTCCAAGGTTCTTGTTTTCCCATCTGCTGACCATGAGTCCTTGATGACATTGAAGCCAAAGCTCATGGAGTCTATAACTTTAGTCCTAAGTAGCTCGGCAACATCTCTGCCTCGGGTTGTGTTGGGAAGTTGTGCTGTGACCTTTAGGCCTCGCTCATCCTCGACAAGTTGCATAGTGCCACCGCGAAGTGATGCAAGTGGCTCACCTGCGTCATGGTTCCAGAGAAGCTTTACCTCGTTGCGAGATTGTAGGGAACGCCTAAAAGCACCTGGGGCAACATACTCGATGAAGCCACCTAGATCCTCAGAAGGGCTGTTGAATACTGAGGCATAGCCGGTGAAGCTCATACCATCGCCCTCAGCCCTGACCTCAAAGTCAACGCTGTTAGTTCTAACCTCTGGCTGTTTAGCCTGTGGGCCGTCAATCTTTAGGGCAATCGCTCTCGCGACATCTAGCCACTTGTTTTTATTAGTCATCCTGGTAGTTTCCTCTGCTCTGATTCTAGCAACAACCGAATCAGCGTAGTCTTTTGTGCGTTGTGCAGCTCTCTTAGATGGACCTGATCCCCAAAGCAAGTGAGCAACAACACCGGCTGATGGGTAGTTGTCTGAGTTCGGGTTGGCATCTGGGCTGTCTAGGTCAACAAGGTGTCGAGCAATCCAAGCAGCAATCCTTATCCACTTGTCATCGCTGACTGTGCCTTCTGCCATAGCTCGGGCCTCGCGGATAGTGCCAGGTGTGACACCATCGCCAGCTAGACCTTGCTCGTAATACTCAAGGCCTCGGCGAGCTGCTGCTCTCATGTAAGCAGGGGCATCTTGGTTTATAGCCCTAATCTCACCCATGTTGTCATCTTCATCATCATCGTTATCTTCATCTGGTTCCCAAGCGTTGCAGTAGAAGCCACCATCAACAAAGTCATCCCAACGCTCACACCAAGCTTTATCGCCAGCCTCGTTGATTCTTTCCTCATTGAAGAAGAAGCAGTTGCCACAAGCTCTGCCCTGTGGGACATCCTCGGCTAGGGCTGGTCTGTAGTTCTCAGGCAGTTCTCTTGTTGCTCTTAGTTCTGCAATCTTGTTTAGGGTAGAGAACTTGTGACCGACTAGCACATCGGTTGGGTTCCAGCCATCCTCACCCTCGCGGTAGATCCTGATAAGTGCAGCAGGGTCATCTGCTGTGCCGGTGATTGTGAAGCTAGAGTCTGGGACATTTATCTCGCCATCTCTAACAATCCTTGTGATGCGACCTTGGGCAACATTGTCACCTGAGCCCCATCTCACAAAGTCACCAACACTAAGCTCATCTGGCTCTGCCCTAAGCTCGCCACCTGGCTCGATCTCCTCAGCGATTGACAAAGCTACCATCTGATCTATGGCATCCTGTTTGGTTGGCTGGCAAGTGATAACAACGCCATCCTCTTTTACAACTGCCCACTCAGGGCAATCGGTCTGGTCAGAGATGAAGTAGGGCATTAGGCAAGCCTCGCATTTACTGTTATGGACCCACCGAGTGCGACAGCGGTTCCGTTGATTGTGATGGTTGTTTGTGATAGAGAAACTGTTTGAGTGCCAGAGTCATAAGCCAATGGTGAGGTTGCAGCAATTACACCTGTGGCTCCTGTGTTGCCAGTATCGCCCTTTGCTCCTGTAGCACCTGTAGCACCGGTATCGCCCTTTGGACCTTGTGGGCCAGTTGCACCAGTGGCTCCTGTTGCACCCTGAATACCCTGGATACCTTGTGCACCTGTAGCACCAGTAGGGCCAGTTGGTCCTGTTGGGCCTGTAGGTCCAGTTGGGCCGACAGCTCCAACTCTTACCATTACAAGAATGACTTCATGGTTATTGGCAAAGTTTGTTGTACCAGTGCCACCTGATGAATCAAGCGAAACTGCAAAGGTGTCATAAGTGCTAAAGCTTGTGTGATTGCTTGTCAAAAGCCACTTTTGGAAGTTGGCTGAATTATTAGCGTCTTGAATGATTACATAATCACCCTGATTTAGTAGGTGCAAAAGCAAGTTCACATCATCGTTGCCTAAGTCAAGATGGCTAATGTTTATCTGTGTTGCACTTGTCTGAGTAGCGTTGTTGTAAATAATGTGTGTCGAGCCAGGATCACCAGAAGTGCTTGTGGTCTTTATCTTGTAATCAACAAAGCTTGATGACTGACCTGGCACACCTTGTTCTCCCTGAGCACCAGTTGCACCTGTGTCACCTTTTACACCTTGGATTCCCTGCGGTCCTGTTGGGCCTTGTGGACCTGTCGGGCCTTGAGCACCAGTAGCACCAGTTGCACCAGTCGAACCAGTCGAGCCAGTAGGACCAATCTCGCCGGTATCACCCTTATCA